ACCTGAATCACAAACCCCCACAAGGCCCCCAGCGCCGGTCGGACCTCCGTTCGTCGATCTCAGGACCATCTGGCCCGAGGATCATGTCAACAGCGCCTTCGCCTGCGAGAAGCGCTTTGCCCGGCTGACCGAAGGGGACAGGCGGAAGGCGATCGACGCTGCACCAGCGTATCTCTCGCGCTGTCGTCAGCGAGATCAGAAGATTTGCGATCTCGGCACGTATCTGCGGGAACGGCGCTTTGACGGGCCTGCGACGAGCGGCGCCACGGTATCGCTGATCAAGCCCTACAGCGCGCAGTGGTATCGCTGGCGGGAGCACTACATCGCGCAGGGTCAATCGATCGAGTTTTTCGAATCTCAAGCCCGGAAGGGTTCGCCGTGGGGCGTTCCGACCGAATGGCCGCCCGGCGCTCGTGCCGAGCAAATCTCACAAATGGCGAAGGAGGCTGCGCGATGAAGGCCAGCGAAGTGCGGACGGTGCCGATCTCCCTCGCGGACAGCGAGTATCTCAAGCAGCTCATCGCGCAGTTGACCGACCGTGCCGGCCCCCTTGATGCCGAGATCGTGCCGGGGTGCACGCCACGCTGGCATCTGATCGTGACCCATCCCGGCAAGGAGGCCAAGGCCGCTGAACAACTGGCGGAGCGCCGGTTTGGGGTCTATCTTCCTCGGGTCGAGGCCAAGGTCAAAGGCCGGTTCGGCAGGCCCGACACCATCCGCCGGTCGCCCATGCTGCGGACCTACCTGTTCATCTTCGTCTGGGATGTGGAGCGGCATTGGGGTCGGATCGAGCAGTGCGAGGGTGTGTCCCGGCTGATGATGCTGGGTGAGCGGCCCTTCGTGGTGCCGGATCAGGTGATAGACCGCCTGCATGTCGAGGAGCATCGGGCCTGCGTTGCCAAACCCTCTGGCAAGCGCGCATGGCGACGCAGGCCGAAGGGCCTTGGTGGAGCGGATGTTGTGAGAATCTCGTGCTATGGAGATCTTTCGAGCCTTGCAGACCTTCCCGATCAGGAGCGAATCAGCGTATTCAATCGTGCATTAGGTCTCGCTTCGTAGCGGCCCCTTGGGGCAAGTCTCAGCAGATGACCGGCTGATCAGGGCGATGACCCTGTGGAAGTTGGGCGGCGTGGGCTCGGAGCAATCCGGGCCCTTATTCTTTTCTATCCCATGGTTGTTCGCCCTTCTTGGGCGTTTCCTCCCTAGACTGGCCGGCTCGGTTCTCCAGTTCCGAGCCGGCCCCTTTGGGTACGATGACTGACCGGCGCCAACGATCATCTCTGCCATGGCGCGGTTGGTACAAGCTGGCCCGATGGCAAAAGCTCCGGATGGCCACGCTCGAGCGGGACCTCTTCACCTGCCAGCATGCGGACTGCGGCAGGCTCGAGTGCAACACTTCGCTACTGGTGTGCGATCACATCAAGCCGCATCGTGGTGATGAGCGGCTGTTCTGGGATCCGTCCAACCTCCAGACCCTCTGCAAGTCCTGCCATGACACGGTCAAGCAGGCGGCCGAGCAGGCGACGTTGCATCAACGCGGGGTCTGGGACTGATCGGCCGGTGCAATCCCAACCACACAAGGGATTGATAACAGGTCACCTGTTATTTCGCGTTTTCGTGGCGCACCTTCTCCAAAAAATTTCCCTCCAGGTGGGGGGGTAGTCAATAATTTTGGATCGGGCTTTCGCCCGGACCCGCGGCCCCCTCATTCGCGGATTTTTTTTGCTCATGACCCAGAATTCGGACCTCTTCGGCGATCCGATCCCCGACAACTGGGGAAAGCGCGGGCGACCGCAGCACATCGTCACCGTCGAGAACATCAACAAAGTCACGATGTTAGCGGCGTTTGGCTGGAGCAACGAACGTCTCGCGAATGCCCTGCACATCACGCTTCCTACTTTCCGGAAGCATTATTTTTCTTTGATCAAGAAGGTGAGGGACTCAGCGCGAGATCGCCTCGATGCCGCTTTCGCCATGAAGGTCTGGGCGCAGGTCGAGGCCGGCAATGTCGGCGCGATGCGGCTCTGGCGCGATGTGCTCGATCGCAACGATCGGATGGAGATCGAGCGGGCCATGGCGGCAGCGCCTGCTGATCAGCCGAAGAGCGAGCGCGTCGGCAAGAAGGTTCTGGATGATCGCCGCGCCATCGACGCGGACGCGGACCTGATGGCCGAACTAGAGAACGAAGCGGCAGCCGAGAATGCCCTCCACTGAGGAGTTGCCTCGCTTCGCCTGTCCAGATTGGTGGGCGAAGCTACAGGCCGGCGACACGCCCATGGCGGATGTCCCGCTGAATGAGGCGAAGGCGGCCAAGGCGCTGGCATTCTTCAATCGGTTGCGCTTGCCAGACGTGCCGGGCACGCCGGCGCTGGCAGAAGCCTGCGGGGATTGGTTCCGGGATATCCTCTGCGCGTTCCTGGCGAGCGAAGATCCTGAGACCAAGAAGCGGCTCGTGTGGGAGCTGCTCTGCATGGTTCCGAAGAAGAATTCGAAGACCACCTATGTCGCGGCGCTGGGCTTGACCGCGCTGTTTATGGAGGAGGCACCGAACCGCCAGATGTTGTTGGTGGCGCCCAGCCAGAACATCTCCGAGCGCTGCTTCGATCAGGCGCAGGGAATGATCCGGCTGGATAATAGGCTCAGCGCCATCTTCAGGGTGCAGGATCACCTCAAGTGCATCACGCGCAAGAAGACTGGCACGAAGCTGGATGTGAAGACCTTCGACACGTCGATCGTCACCGGTGAAATCCCGATCCTGACCATCATCGACGAGCTGCACGAGCTGGGGAAAAAGCCCAAGGCTGCTGCGGTCATGCAGCAGATCCGCGGCGGCGGCATCACCATGCAGGGCGGTCAGGTCCTGATGATCACGACCCAGTCGGACGAAGCGCCGGCGGGGATATGGAAGACGGAGTTGGAGAAGGCGCGGAACATCCGCGACGGCAAGGGCGGTGCCGCACCGATCTTGCTGCCAGTGATTTACGAGTTTCCGCACGAGTTGCAGAAGGACCCGGAGTATTGGCGCGAGCGCCGGAACTGGAAGCCTTTGCTGCCGAACCTCGGGCGCTCTATCGATCCCCAGCGGCTCCAGGATGATTACGAAAACAACGGCCGGGCCACGAAGGCGGCTGAGCAGATCTGGGCCTCGCAGCATCTCAACATCGAGATCGGTGTCGGCCTTGGGGATAGTCGCTGGTCCGGCGCTGATCGCTGGGTGAGCGGGGCCGAACCCGGTCTCGACCTCGATGCGATCCTCGAGCGATGCGAGGTCGCCACTGTTGGGATCGACGGCGGTGGCAGTGATGACCTTCTCGGCCTGGCCGTTATGGGCCGAGAGCGTGAGACTCGTAAATGGCTGCTCTGGTGCCATGCCTTCGCCGAGCGGAAGGTGCTCACAGTCAGGAAGGATATCGCGCCGCGGCTGCTCGATTTCGAGGAAGAGGGCTCGCTGACCTTTGATGATGTTGGGATGAACAACATCCGGAAGCTGGCGGGCATCGTTGCCCAGATCAAGGCTGCTGGGTTGTTGCCGGACAAGAATGCTGTCGGCCTCGACCCGAACAATGCGGCCGTGATCTTCGAGGAGCTGGCAAAGGCCGGTATCCCGGACGCGATGTGGAGGCGGTTGCTTCAGGGGCCAGCGCTTGCCCCAGCCCTGTACGGCCTCGATCTGAAGCTAGGGGACGGCACCCTCGCGCATGACGGCTCTGGGTTGATGGAGTGGGTAGTCGGAAACGTCAAAACGGAATGGACGGCGAAGGGGCCGATGGCGACCAAGCGCGCGGCAGGTAGCGCGAAAATCGATCCGTTCATTGCGGCCGAGCAGGCCACGATCCTGATGAGTATGAATCCCAGCGCGGGTCGCGCGCCCGAATACCAGTGCATGGTTTTCGGTTAGACGGAGCAACTCCATGAAGCGAGCTTATGCAATCCTCACCGTGAAGACGGTGCAGGAAGATCAGCGCGTGATCCGTGGGACCGCCACGACACCCAGCCCTGACCGTGTCGGCGACATCGTTGAACCCCTCGGTGTGCGCTTCAAGAACCCGATGCCATTGCTTCACCAACATCGGCACGACCAACCGGTCGGTACGGTGAAATTCGACAAGCCGACGAAGGACGGGATCACATTCGAGGCGCGTCTGCCGTCCATCGATGAATCTGGGCCGCTCAAGGACCGTGTCGATACCGCCTGGGGCGAGGTCAAGTCCGGCCTTGTGGCTGGCGTCTCCATCGGCTTCCGGCCCATCGAATACAACCGGATGGAAGAGGGCGGCCTGCGCTTCGTCGAATGCGAAGTAATGGAGCTATCTCTCGTCACCATTCCCGCCAATGCCGACGCCACGATCCAACTCGTGAAGTCGCTTGATGCCGATCTGCTGGCCGCGTCTGGCCGTGAGCAGACGGATATCGAACCTCCCGCGCCTGGGAAGAAGCAATCACCCATTGTGAAGGCCCAGGAGGCCAAATCCATGAAAACCATCGCTGAACAGATTGCCTCGTTCGAGGCGACCCGGCAGGCCAAGTCGGCCCGCATGACCGAGATCATGAACAAGGCGGCCGAGGAGGGCGTCACCCTCGATGCGGCTCAGACCGAGGAATACGATTCCCTCGGCGAAGAGGTGAAGGCGGTTGACGCCCATCTCACCCGCCTGCGGGCCCTTGAACAGGCGAACGCCAAGGCCGCGAGGACGGTCGAGGGCACCACACCGGCGGCCGGAACCGAGAGCCGCGGCGGCGTCGCCGTACTCTCGGTGAAGTCCAACCTGCCGCCCGGCACCGCGTTCACCCGCTATGCCATGGCCCTTGGCATGTCCAAGGGCAATCTCATGCAGGCCCACGAGATCGCCAAGGGCTGGCATGACACCACGCCCGAAGTCGAAACCGTGCTGAAGGCGGCCGTGGCAGCCGGCACCACGACCGACGCGACCTGGGCAAAGCCGCTGGTCGAGTACCAGAACATGGCCTCCGAGTTCGCGGAGCTGCTGCGCCCGCAGACGATCATCGGCCGGATTCCCGGTCTGCGCCGGGTGCCGTT